ACCTTAAAAACAGGCGATCTGGATTCTCTTTTATGTCAAGCGCAGAACTTGTTAACCAAGCTACAATATCTTCCGACTCTAGATTCGGTATACTTTCCAAGTCTGGTGCAGATGCCAAAAAAATGTTCACAGATAAAGTTGTCCCAATATCCGTCAACTACCCGTTCTTCTTTAAACCCATTCAAGATGGTATGGACCGGCCAAAAACTGAATTGGCTTATAGAGTACCAGCCTCAAAACTTACTAGAAGAAAGCTTGAGTCGAATGAACAACTTAGAGAACTAGACGGGCTTGATACAACTATTGATTGGAAAAATACTGGTGATAACTCTTATGACGGTGAAAAGCTAAAATTACTAGCTCATGATGAAAGTGGTAAATGGGAAAGACCTGACAACATATTAAATAATTGGAGAGTTACAAAAACTACGTTAAGACTAGGTTCGAGAATAGTAGGTAAATGTATGATGGGCTCAACTTCAAATGCTTTAGATAAAGGTGGAGATAACTTTAAAAAATTATACTATAATTCAGACGTTACTAAAAGAAATAGAAACGGACAAACGTCTTCTGGACTCTATAGCTTGTTCATTCCTATGGAGTGGAACTACGAAGGATTCATCGATACTTATGGACTACCTGTCTTCATTGGAAGCAAAACTCCAGTCAAAGGAGTTGATGGTTACGAAATTACAACAGGAGTTATCGAGCATTGGGAAAACGAGGTAGAAGGCTTAAAATCTGATCAAGACAGTTTAAATGAATACTACAGACAGTTTCCAAGAACAGAGCAACATGCTTTTAGAGATGAGTCTAAACAAAGTTTATTTAATTTAACTAAAATATACCAGCAGATAGACTACAACGAAGAGATAAATAATAAGACATCAACTACATTAGGTAGTTTTCAGTGGGATAATGGTATTAAAGATACAAAAGTTTCTTTCATGCCAAATAAAAATGGTAGATTTAATATTAGTTGGGTACCTCCTAAAAACCTGCAAAATCGAGTGATTATAAGAAATGGAGCAAAATACCCTGGTAATGAACATATTGGAGCTTTTGGTTGTGATAGCTACGACATTAGTGGTACTGTTGATGGTAAAGGTTCTAATGGAGCTTTACATGGCTTGACTAAGTTTTCAATGGAAGACGCGCCACCTAATCACTTTTTTTTAGAATATATATCAAGACCACAAACAGCTGAAATATTTTTTGAAGATATATTAATGGCTTGTGTTTTTTATGGTATGCCTATACTTGCAGAAAACAATAAACCTAGATTGTTGTATTATTTTAAAAGAAGAGGTTATAGAGGTTTTTCAATTAATAGACCCGACAAAGTTTGGAATAAACTTTCAACTACTGAAAAAGAAATAGGTGGAATACCTAATTCAAGTGAAGATATTAAGCAAGCACATGCTGCTGCGGTAGAATCTTATATAGAAGAATATGTAGGAGCGATTGAAAACGGATATGGAGATATGTATTTTCAAAAAACCTTAGAAGACTGGGGTAAATTTAATATTAATAATAGAACTAAACACGATGCTACTATAAGCTCTGGTCTAGCTATTATGGCTTGTAATAAGAATAGGTATAAACCTAATCCTGAAAAAAAATATCAACCTATTAGTTTAGGAATAAAAAGATACAACAACGATGGGGTAACTTCAAAAATAATAAAATAAATAGATGATTTATACTACTAATAATAGTTCTTTTCCAGATCAAATAGTTCCTGATCAAGAAAAAGCCACTTTAGATTATGGGCTTGCTGTAGGTAGAGCTATAGAAGGTGAATGGTTTAGAAACAGTGGCCGTGGTAATAATGGAGCTGGATATGCTACTAATTATAATAATTATCACTACCTAAGACTATATGCCAGAGGAGAGCAACCTGTACAAAAGTACAAAGATGAATTAGCTATAAATGGTGATTTATCATATTTAAATTTAGACTGGAAGCCTGTTCCTGTTATATCTAAATTTGTGGACATAGTTGTAAATGGTATGTCGCAAAGAAATTATGAAATAAAAGCCTATGCTGTAGATCCTTTTTCAACTAAAAAAAGAACTGAGTATGCTAAAGCACTAATGAGAGATGTTAAAGAAAGAGATCTTGCTCAGCAAATTAAATCTACTATAGGTGTTGATGTTACTTCTACTCAGTTTAAAGAACTAGGTTTAGAAACAGAAGAAGAATTAAAATTACATTTACAACTAGATTATAAGCAGTCAGTAGAAATAGCTGAAGAAGAAGTTATAACTGATGTTTTAGATAGAAATAAATATGACTTGACTAGACGTAGAATATGTCAAGATCTAACAATATTAGGTATAGGAGCTGTTAAAACAAACTGGAATGGGGCTGAAGGTGTTAAAGTAGAATATGTAGACCCAGCTGCTTTAGTTTACTCATATACAGAAGATCCTAATTTTGAAGATTTATACTACGTTGGAGAAGTTAAATCAGTTTCTTTATCGGATTTAAAAATGCAGTTTCCACACTTAACAGATCAAGAAATGGAAACTATACAGAAGTACCCAGGCAATCAAGAATATTTAAGAAATTGGAATGGTAGAAATGATGACTTAACAGTTCAAGTTTTGTACTTTGAATATAAAAGTTATTCAGATCAAGTATTTAAAATTAAAGAAACTAACACTGGTCTTGAAAAAGCTTTGGAAAAGCCTGACACTTTCAACCCTCCAGTTAATGATAATTTTGAGAGAGTATCTAGAACTATAGAAACATTATATAGTGGAGCTAAGATACTTGGACATCCAATGATGTTAAAGTGGAACTTAGCTGAAAACATGACTAGGCCAAATGCTGATACAACTAGAGTTAAAATGAATTATAACATATGTGCTCCAAGAATGTATAAAGGACGTATAGATTCACTAGTTAATAGAGTAACAGGTTTTGCTGATATGATACAGCTAACTCATTTAAAAATACAACAAGTTTTATCTAGAGTTGTTCCAGATGGTATATATTTAGATATGGATGGTTTAGCAGAAGTTGATTTAGGCAATGGTACTAATTACAATCCTGCTGAAGCTTTAAATATGTATTTTCAAACAGGTTCTATAGTTGGTAGATCTTTAACTCAAGATGGAGATCCCAATAGAGGTAAAGTTCCAATACAAGAATTACAGAGTGGATCTGGAGGTGCTAAAATACAAAGCTTAATACAGACTTATCAGTATTACTTACAGATGATAAGAGATGTTACCGGACTTAATGAAGCAAGAGACGGATCTACTCCAGATAAAAATGCTTTAGTTGGTTTACAAAAGCTAGCTGCTGCTAATTCAAACACTGCAACTAGACACTTGTTACAAGGCATGCTTTATCTTACTTCAAGAACATGTGAAAATATAGCTTTAAGAGTAGCTGATTCATTACAGTTTCCATTTACTAGACAAGCATTGGAAAATAGTATATCAAGATATAACGTTGCTACTTTAGATGAATTAAAAGATTTAAATATACATGACTTTGGTATATTTTTAAATTTAGAACCAGACGAAGAAGAAAAACAAGTTTTAGAGCAGAATATTCAAATAGCTTTAAAAACACAAGCCATAGATTTAGAAGATGCTATTGATTTAAGAGAAATAAACAATATTAAGTTAGCTAATCAAATGCTTAAAGAAAGGCGTAAAAGAAAGCAGAAAAGAGATCAGGCTAATGCTCAAGCTAATATTCAAGCACAAGCTCAAGCTAATGCTCAAACAACTGAAAAAGCTGCGTTAGCTGAAATGCAAAAACAACAAGCTTTAGCAGAAACTAATGTTCAAGTTGAGAAAGCAAAGTCTGAATTTGAAATTAACGAAATGCAAAAAAAGGCTGAAATAGACAAACAGCTTATGCAAATGAAATTTCAGTATGACATGCAATTAAAACAAATGGATCTGCAAGAAATAGCTACTAGAGAAAAATTTATTGAAGATAGAAAAGACAATAGAACTAGATTAGAAGGAACTCAACAAAGCCAAATGATATCTCAAAGAGATAGTAATGGACTACCTATAAACTTTTATGAAGCAAATCAAAATGTTGAAGAAGATATTGATCAAGTAAATGATCAAGAATAAGCTTAAAAAGCTATTATTAATTATTATATTATATTATGTCAGAAAAAGAAGAAGTAAAACCTTTAAAAGTAAAGGCTAAAAAGCCTTCATTAAAGAAACAAAAAAATAAAATACACAAATTAGATTTAACAAAAAAACAAGAAGATGCCGTTCAAGAGTCAAGCACAGAGAAAGTGGATGTACGCGAACCATCCGGAGATGGCGAAAAAGTGGGAGAAACACACGAAACAAAAATCGCTACCCCTGAAGTTAAAGAAGAAAAAGAAGTAATATCTCCAATATCTGAAATAACTGAAGAAGCTGCTAAAGAAGTAGAAGAAGTTAAGAAAGAATACAAAGAAGCTATAAGAGATGAAAAGGTTATTGGAAAGCCATTACCTGAAAACATCGAAAAACTAGTCTCGTTCATGGAAGAAACTGGCGGAAATATTGAAGATTATGCTAGATTAAATAGAGATTATTCTAAAGTAGATGACGCTACATTACTTAAAGAATATTATAAAAATACTAAACCACACTTAGATCAAGAAGAAATAAACTTCATAATGGAAGATGACTTTTCTTATGATGAAGACGTGGACGAAGAGCGAGATATAAAGAAAAAGAAACTCGCTTTTAAAGAAGAAATTGCTAAAGCCCGAAAGTTTTTGGATGATACCAAGAGTAAATATTACGACGAAATCAAGTTGAGACCCGGCGTGACTCAGGAGCAACAAAAAGCCATGGACTTTTTCAATAGATACAACAAAGAACAACAAATAGCTGAACAGCGTCATAAAACGTTTCAAAATGAAACTAATGAGTTTTTCACTGATGATTTCAAAGGTTTTGAATTTAACTTAGGTGAAAAGAAATTTAGATATAATGTTGCAAACGCTTATGATGTTGCAGAAAAACAGTCAAACTTAAACACGTTTGTTAAGAAGTTCTTAAACAATGAGGGTAAAGTTGTTGATACTGTAGGTTATCACAAAGCTATTTACGCTGCTGACAATGCTGATACTATTGCTAATCATTTTTACGAGCAAGGTAAAGCCGATGCTGTGAAAGATATGATGGCTAAATCTAAAAATATAACAGGTGAACCAAGGCCACAAGCTAATGGTGATATGTTTATTAATGGATTAAAAGTAAAAGCTGTTACTGGCGCAGATAGTTCTAAGTTGAAATTTAAAATAAAAAAATAACAACAACTAAAAAACAAAAATTATGGGATTATCTGGAGGGGGCTTCCCAGCCTCTATAACTCCAATGCCAAATAAAGTAACTGTACAAGATAATTATATCGATTTTCAGGCTGCTGGATTTGAGCAATGGGGACAACAATATCTACCTGAGCTTTATGAAGCTGAAGTAGAAAGATACGGAAACCGAACTATTGGTGGTTTCTTGAGAATGGTAGGCGCTGAAATGCCTATGACATCTGATCAAGTTATTTGGTCTGAGCAAAATAGATTACACATTGCTTATGATTCTGTTACAGTTGCTGTAGCGGCCGGACTTGCTGATCCAAACTATACAGTAACTATTGCTTTACCTGCTGGTCAAGCTACTGGAGCTGTAAGAGTTGGTAATACTATTTTGGTTTCTGACAATGCTACTGGTTTAGTTACGGCTAAGCTTTTAGTGACAGATGTAACTGGAGCTACTTTCAACACTCTTACTTGTGTTAGCTACGAAGGAGCTACATTAGCGGGTGGAAGTTTAATTAGTGCTAACAACAGCTTATTCGTATATGGTTCTGAATTTCCAAAAGGAACTAACGGCATGGGTGGAGCTATTGAGCCTAAGTTAAGTACTTTCAAAAATTCTCCAATTATTCTTAAAGACAATTATGAACTAGCTGGTTCTGACGTTGCTCAAATAGGATGGATTGAAGTTGCTACTGAAGATGGTCAATCAGGTTACCTATGGTACTTAAAAGCTGAATCTGAAACAAGATTAAGATTTGAAGACTATCTTGAAATGGCAATGGTAGAAGGAAAATTAATGGCTACTGCAGGTCAGTCTTTTGGTGCTAAATTTACTCCTGCGACTACATTAGCTGCTCCTGGACAAGTTATTAAAGGTACTGAAGGTTTATTTGCTGCTATCGAAACAAGAGGTAATGTATACTCTGGTTTTGCTGGAGCTGCTGCTCCTGGTTCTGGTGCTTTAGGTGATTTTGATGAAATACTTAAAAACTTAGACAAGCAAGGTGCTATTGA